CATAAGTTCTTGCAATATGAACCAATCGGCGAGTAGAGATTAGATCATCTACACCACCATCTTCATATGTCTTACGGATGATGTCTGCCCATGTAACTAGGTTATCTGCAAACTCACCATCAAAGTTACCATATAGATCCATAGCATTGAGAATGATTTTCTTCTCAACTGCAGTTGTAGGATATGGTTGATCAAGTGTTGCAACGAATCGCTCAAGGAATGCTTCATCAAGAATTCGTGCACCTGTGAATCGACCATCTTCTGAGCCACGACCTTTTGTATTAGCAGTAGCAAGAATATTAAATCCTTTAGCAGGATTAACTACAGCACCTGTTTTCTTGATGTATAATGGTTTACCCTCAAGGACAGCTTGTAGACACATAAGCTTATTTGAACCACGATCAATCTCGTCGATCAAACAGATTGCACCTTGCTTCATAGCTTGTGGGATAGGTCCATCACACCAAACGGTTTCACCATTCACTAAACGGAATCCACCAATCAAATCATCTTCATCGGTTTCTTCAGTAATGTTAACACGAACATACTTACGTTTAGTTTCAGCACATGCTTGTTCGACCATCATAGTCTTACCATTGCCAGAAAGTCCAGCAATAAACAATGGGTAGAATACACTTGCCTCAACGATTTGTTTTACGTCTCGAAAGTATCCCCATGACACATAGCTTTTATCTTTTTCTGGTACTTCAATCTTAACTTGATCAAAGACAGTTTGTGAGATTTTATTTGTAGGTTCTTGCACGTCAATTGGCTCAGGTTGATTTGTTGGACTTACTAGCGATAACATCTGAATCTGATATTGGCCACGACCTACTCGATTTTCAGGGCGCATTACGAATCCTGGAAATGGCATACCCATTTCATTTGCATGATCTGCCAATTCATTACGATCAAAGATTGATCGGCCAGGATACTTAGCACCTAATGAATTGACGAATGCTTGTTTAATTTCTTGTTTCATGGTTTGGACACCTTTTCAAAGTTTACATTACAAAGTTGCTGCATTATATAACTATTATATCACATGTAAATCCCGTTGTACAGGACTTTATGCAATTGAATCAACGAAAGCATTTAAGAAGATTCGATTAACCCGCTTTTGCTTAGTCATCTTAGAGAAAGCAGTCTTGAGCTTATTCTTTGATGCGCCATCTTCTACCAACTCACCAAACTCGTCTTCAGTTACGTCCATGTACTTTGCACATAACCCGAAGTAGCGATCATATCCAAAAATCTTATCTTCAATGATAGCCCGCGATTTGTTGATTTGCTCAACGTACTTATCTTTCTTAGCGTAATTAGTTGCTGCACATACTTTGCTAACAGCCTGATTACGATACTGACTAATAAAGAAACCTAATACATTAGAATTAGTATTCTTCTTCAAGTTTTGTAGAAGACACTCTGTAACTTTAGAAGAGTTGATATGACCTACATCAAAGGATTCACCATTAGCACGTAGGATTGACTTACGATATCTCCAACTGCTATTGCTTTCAGGACGATGAACATCACCTTCTTCAGTAACTCGCACTTGGAAAGAATCTGATTCACCATCAGTCAAAAACATTGTAGTCATTTTCTCAATGCTATGCTTTGCTTTAAACTTCAAAACAATTTCATTAGCATATTGAATGCAAGTATTCAATGGTGTGCTATGAAGGTGATTCCAAGCAGTGATGTAGTAGTTAACTACAGATCCATCCCATGCTTGAGATAAATTCCATAGCATATTCATACCTTCTTGATGTTCTTTACGAGACATACGTGAAGACATCAAATTCAATAGATTAAACTTTTGTGGAATTATTTCACAATCAGAGAATGATCTCCAATCATATTCACTATTGTGCTCATCGTCATTATCATACTTAACTTTAGTAGTGAAAGCATATACTTCAAATGGGATGTTTACCATTCTACAGAAGGTAGTCAAATTCAATACTTGTCTAATAGTAGCACCAATGTTATCTTGCATAGAACCAGAGAAGTCGATGAACATCATCATACCATGATTCTTATAGTTTGCAAGACGAGTAGACTTAAGGAAGATATCTTCAGAAGTCTTATAAGCATGTAACTTATTAGTATTCAACAAACCTGTTTTATGTACAGAAGAACGTGAGTATTGATATGCTGCTTTACGTAGTTCAAACTCTTTAGCCATGTAAGCACCAGCAAGTTCAGTTTCAGTTTTGAATTTCAAATACTTATCACGATTTGCTGCAACAGTTTCTTGGATCTTTTCAACATTATAATCACTTAGCTTTTCTGCACTAATGTCTTTCTTCCATTGAGTGTAATAAGCTTTGTAATCAATAATGATGTTTTTGTCTCGAAGGTCATTTAGTGTATAAACCATAATGCCTTTGAGTTCATCACTCGCTGTTAAAGATTCTTCCATTTTACGGAATGCTTTATCAGTTACTGAGTCAAGAAACTCTTCGTCTTTATCATCTGCTTGCTTAGGTGCAGGTGTAGAGATACCTTCTGATGTAGGTAACTCATATTGAGGTGCATCATCTGGTTTAGATTCACCTTGTGTTTGGTTACCATCAACTTCTTCAGGTGATTCTTCTTTGCTTTCTTTTACTTCTGATTCTTCACCTTTAGGTGGCTCAGTGTTTTGATCTGGCTTTTCATAATCATCTGGGCTTGACATATCTTGCTCAATGTCTTTTGGATCCATTGGCATATCAAGAGTTGGAATATTTGGTGCAGGTGTTTTCTTGCTATTCTTCATCAAAGATTTTTGATATGCATACACCTCTTTAGCAAGAGCTACTACATCATCAAATGTTTCAGTCTTAAATGAACGATCAAAGAAGTCTTTTTCTATAGTGTTAGAAAACTCGCAATCAACAAACTCTCCAAGTTTAGACTTAAGATTGATACGATCGATTACGATGAGTGCTTGAATGTCATCTACTTTAGATAGACCAAAGAAGTCTTCTTCAGCAAGTTGTTTATATGCTTTTTTGAATTGATGACGAAGACCTGGATATTTGTCTTGTACTTTACGTTCAATACGTACATCCTCTAATACGTTGAGGTATGCTTTAGGAGCGCCAAGAATATCATCCACTGCATCATGCCAACCTTTAGCAGGTGTGTACAATGCATGACCAACTTCATGGCCTGTCAATAAGTCGTATACAGATTTGCCGCGATCTTTCCAGACTGGAAGTGCGAGTGTACGTTGCTCTGGATTAAACCATGCAGTACGATAGTTACCGTGGATAACGTTGATGTTTTCTTGAGCAAGCAATCTAGCTAGTGTAGACTGCCTGTCAAGATTTACTATAGGTTTTTGCATTTGGACACCATTTACTGTAAGTATATATTTATTATATCACAGTTAATGCCCGCTGTACAGGGCTAATGCAAACTATTTTATGATGACGGTTTTCTTCTTTGCCTGCTTGAGCGCTAGGGCTTTCTTGAGCGTAGAAGCTTTGTCTAAAAAGTTCTTACCTTCCATGTGATCGTATTCATGTTGAATAATGCGGGAAGTAATTCCACCAAACATAGTAGACTTTTGCTCGCCTTTAGAATCAATGAACTCAATGACAATGCTTTCTGGTCTACGTAGTGTAATGAAAACACCTGGCTGTGAGATACAACCTTCTTTAAACAAAGTAGTTTCATCTGAGTAAGATACGATCTGAGGATTAAAGAAAGTCTCTTCATATCCAGACATCTTAACACAGAATACACGATTATCAATTCCAACTTGATTTGCAGATAAACCTACACCATTAAGTTGTGTGCATAACGCAAGAAGTTGATTAGAAAACTTTTCACGTTCTTCAGCGTCAAGTGGTTTGTATTCCAATTCTTTTCTTAGCATTGGGTGGTCATATGGCAATAACATTATTTAATCCTTGAGAAGTTTCGTTCTTTAATAAATTCAATCTTGTTTCTAAACTTAGAATCAAGCACATCACCTTTGTGTGAGATAATAAACACATTAGTATCATTAGTGACAGTGTTTAAAATTTTCATTAGGTTATCAATACCATCGTTATCTAATGATGAGTCAAATGTTTCATCTAAGATAAGAAGGTTTGTATTAGCAGAATTCTTCATCTTGGCAATTTGACGCCATGTGAAGAGTAAGCTAAGATCGATACGTTGCTTCTCACCTTCAGAGAAAGAAGCATATGTAAACTCATCTCTATATCTACTCTTGATTGTTTCATTGAATGATTCATCAAGATTAAACAATACAAAGAAGTCAAGTGTTTGTAAGTATTGATTGACAAGTTTATTAATCACTGGAAGGTATTGCTTAACGATCTTTGTTTTAATACCAGTGTCTTTAAGCATTTCACTTGCAATGAAGTTATAATTCTGACTATCGATGTAGGTCAACTTTAACTCAGCAATTCTTTCTTTATCTGCTTGTAAAGCTTTAAGTTCTGCAGTTGCTGCACCAACATCTCCATCAGTTCCTTCAATCTTTAAGATCTCTGTCTCAAGTTTATCAATAGTCTTTTGAAGTTGAGTAATAGATGCATTGTTTGCAACGATATCAAGTTGAGCTGATTGGAATTTCTCAATCTCTTCAAGTAAAGTAGACTCCATAGTCTCAATACCAATCAATTCATCTTGAAGCTTTTCAATACCTTGTTGAATCTCACTAATCTTTGTATCACATGTATGAACATGTTTCTCACGAGTTTCAGAGTTAATCTCTTGTGAACATGTTGGACATGATGTATTGTTAACAAAGAAAGCACGATTAGATTCAAATGATTGAAGGTTAGTTTCAATCTTATTACCTAATTGATTAAGTTTATTCTTCTTTACTTCAATACCACGTAATGACTTTTGACTATCGACAAGAAGTTGTAGTTGTGTAGATAAACCTGCATTAAGTTCTTGTAAAGTTTTGATAGACTCTTGATGTTGGATTACTTCTGCTTGTTTATCTCTAACTTGATCTTTAGCCAATGACTCTACATCAGTAATGTACTTATTTTGTAAACGAACTTTCTCAGAGATAATCTCTAGTTGATTATTCGAATCATTAATAAGTTCTTTAAAGCGTGCAATCTTTTCCTTTAACAACTGATTCATACGTGAGAATACTTGAATGTCAAGTAGTTCCTCAATAATGTTTCTACGTTGTGGTGAAGGTAGTTGCATGAATGGTGTAAACGATGCAGAACCAATAACAACAATTTGATGGAATGACTTATGATTTAACTTAAGTACATTCTGCTCAAGATATTCTTGATAGTCTCGTGTGTTAGATGCTTGATTGATTAGATTACCATTCTGATAAATCTCAAACAAGTTAGGTTTAATGCCACGAACAATCTTAAATTGTGTAGAGCCAACATCAAACTCAACTTCAACTACACAATTCTTATTGTTGATAGAGTTGAGTAGTTGAGGCTTAGTAATGTTTCTGTATGGTTTACCAAACAAGCCAAATGATAGTGCATCAAGTAGCGTAGACTTACCTGCACCATTTTGACCTACGATCAATGTGCTATCTTGTCTATTGAGTTGTACATCAGTAAAAGTATCACCTGTTGAAAGGAAGTTCTTCCAACGTACATTCTTAAATTCTATTCTCATACTAGTTGTGTGTTCTGAGCTTCTACGTATAGTGTACGTAATAATGATTTTAGTTTCTCTTTGTCTGCTTCAGTTTCAACTGCTTCAACATAAGAGTCCAATAATACCTGAGTATCGTCTAATTGAATTTCATCGTCTTCTACATTATCACCTAGGAATTCTTCAAAAGATTCTGCAATCTTAAGTTCATGCACTGGACGTTGTTGGATGCGATCAATAAATCTATCAAATCCAAAGTAATCACTTTTCTTTTCAACGATTACTTTTACAAATTGATTATCTAATGCAGTTACATCGTAGTTACTATAATCTTGTTTATCATCGTTATAGATGACCTTAGTATGTAATGTGTGAGGGTTTAATACTGCAGTGATTTGTCTTGTATCAGTATCTAACACATGGAAATACTTAGCATCATCACAATCGCCCCAAGTGAATTCCATTTGAGAACCCAAGTAGTGTATGTTATTACGAGAAGACTTAGTATGAAAGTGTCCAGATAGAACCATTTCAAAACGTGTAAAATCTTTTGTATCCATACCATGTGGATTAAGGATTCCTTTGTACATTTCAAATCCAGAGAATTCAAAATGACCAGCTACAATGTTTGCTTTAGATTTTGTAATGTAATCCATAGTGCTAGCATAATTGTCAGCATTAATCCAAGGGATAACATCTACATTAAGTGTATCATATTGAATGACAGATGGTTCCATATAGATTTTAACAACATCAATGTAATGGCCCATCAATTCTTTTAAAGAGCATAGTTCATTTGTATTTTTATAGAAGACATCATGATTACCAGGAATGATAGACATCTTAATATTATACTCACGTAATTTCTCAAGAAAGATTTTACGATTATGTTCTAATGCTTTAAAGTTAACATACTTACGATGTTCATAGTAATCACCAAGATGCAAGATCTCAGTAATGTTATGTTCTATTAGGTAAGGAAAGAATACATCATTATAGAACTTTTCTTGGTATTGCATAAACACGTCTGATGAGTTACGTGCGCCGCAATGTGTATCATTAAGAATCGCAATTTTCAAGTATATACTCCTCAACTAACTCATCTGTCATAAACAACTCTAAAGATTTATTTTTCTTTTCAGCTTTAACAAACTCTTTAATCTTAACATCTTTATCTTTGACTCGTGAGATACGTTCTCTTAATGAATCAATAAAGCCTTGTTCGTTATGAGTATCATCACCTTGAATATTAGCAATGAATTCTTCTACACCACTTTGTTCAATGAACTTCCATTTAATGTCTTGTTGTTTTTTCTCTTTTTCAATTCTACGGAGGAATGCAAAATAACAAATCTGAGTAAAGTAAGCAAATGCGTTGGGAGTGCCCGTTCGAGTTGCGGCGTCTGGATTATAATTGTTAACTGCTCGTAAGCAATTTTCAACTGCATCCATTACCATCTCTTCACGGTATGTGTACCTAATGAAATTGACTTTGTGTGACAAGCCTTCGGCAATCTTAAGAAAGCATTCCGCTATGTAATTAGGTACTATTGGGATTGGTTGTTCAGCGAGTTTGGCTGCAGACACACGATCAACGTATGCTACTACAGCTTCACCGAACTCTTTGTTGTTCACATAATGTGGACGGGTTTTAGGTAACATTTTTCAACTCACTCCGTTATAAATGCATTGCACATAATATATTATATCACATAATGTAGAAATTGTACAGGTTATTTAGAAAATATATTTGAAGTTTATTTTCATCTAGCCCTGTACTACTAGCTTATTTTGTATTAGAATAGATCTATCCCCACCGGGTGGCAGAATAAGATATTAGTGGAAGGTAGGATTATCATCCACATGTTTAGATAGATCAGGTTGCTCATCTTCCATTTGTTCTGCCATGTGGATACTATCATCTTCTTCAATACTTGCCATCATCTTATTATAGTAATCTGCAACTGAATCATCTACAATTGCTTCTGTAATTACATGAGTTCTGTTAAGAATGAATTCTTGATTATTAGCAAATCCCATCCATCTAACAAAGAAGTTAGCTTCCTTAGCACTTCCATTTTGAATAAACTTCTCTTTAAGTACTTTAAGTGGATTGTAGATTAAGTATTCACCAGCATCTTCACCGAGTACTTCTGCAAGTATCTCGTCACCACTAATTAATTTAATCTGTCTAATGTCTCTTGGTTCGTATTGTGTCATTTAGTTAATTGAACCTCGTGGATCTTGTAGTTAAATTTCTCTTTAGTGTATAACTGGATACGGATTCCAGCATGCACTAAAGTGTAGTTCTTCTTTGTCTTCCAATGTAAATCATCACAGAGATCGTATAGAGTACAATCCCTTCCATCATCTGCTTTTCTCAAACCCCGTCCAATAGATTGCAATACTTTGATTTGTGATTTACTTGGTGAAGCAAATATAATATTGTGGAGGTTTTTAATATTTATACCTGTAGAGAATGTGCCAAGTGAAGCCACGATTATGGCGTTCTTTTCTTTCTCTGTAATTCCACGAATAGCTTCACGATCCGTAACATCAGTCTCGCCTGATACGTAGAAAACTTTTCTATTTTCATCTGCTGCTTCTCTAATAAGTTTGAATAGTGGTTTACCATGTTTCTCAACTAAGTTAAACAAGACTAATGTATTACCTGTTTGATCTAGTGCAAGATTCTTAATAAAGTTATTTCGTTTAGCGTGTGATACAATAAAGTCTATCTCGTCAGAGTAAACCCTATCCTTAACTAACTTACATTCATCGTCGCTGTATTTTAATACGATTGCTTGAATGTTTAACTGTGCTAGTTTATCATCATCCATCAATGCTTTAGTGGTTGTTACTTGATAGACGGGTCCAAACAAACCTTCTAAAACAAGACGATGAGTAAGTGTACCATCTAACGTACCAGTTGTACCAATACGATATGGGCAATCAGTTAACTTCTCCATGATAGAGGTTAATGATTTAGCTTGGAATGTATGTGCTTCATCACCAATCACCATGCCAAATTGATCAAACCATTGTTTAGGCATCTTATAGATTGATTGCCAAGTGGTAACTACTATTGGTGAGATTGGATCTTTTTCTTTACCTGAATAGATTTTATGAATCCACTTGTCAGAGAATGCACCATCGTTCTGTCCATAGTTCAT